AACGTTGTATTGCAGCTTATCACCGAGTTTGAGGGCATCGGACAGCATGTCGAAGTAACTATTGCCATCACCGCTTACAATCTTGTCCGTGGTGATGCGCCCTGGCAACACCTCTGTATAGCCATATAGTGTCGTGAAGCTTCGGTCGCCCTCATGCTCGCTGTTTAACACGCCGACGAGAAAGTGGTAGTAGCTGTTGTCTTCCTCCATGCGTATTGCACGCTCTGATAATGTGAACGTGGCGTTGAGGCCGTTGCGTTCAGCCTTTACGTAGAGGTAATAGGGCGTTGAGGGCTTGTCCAGCCTTGCGCTGATGTATTCCGATAATGCCCAATATCGGTATTCGATAGGCTTGTGCTGGGGGCTGATGGACTTGATGCCAAGCGTGAGGTGCTGTATCAGCCTAGCGTTGACTGACAACTGCTTGCTCGTGCCGTTATATGTGATTTTTGGCGACACGGCCGTGGGGTTCGTGCGATTGTTGACAAATCTGAATTGCAGGCTCTCGTCACCCACGAGCATCTGCATCGTGCGGATGGCAATAGGCGTAACTTTGTCGGTGAAACCCTCCAATAACGAGCGTTCGAGCAATTCCATCGTTTCTTTCGCATCGCGGAAACGCCTCTTGGTATACCGCACAATCTCCCTCTTGGTGTCGGCAAGAGCCACCTCTTGGTTGTCAATCTCCCTAAGCTGCGAACCAATGCCCTGCGCGGACACGGTATTGGAAATCTCGATAGTGGGAGAATAAGGGTTGGTAAGGAAATCCTTTATGCCCGTAATCCGTATATCCACGCCATCTTTGGCAAACTGTGTGTCAGAAAAGCGGATATACCCACCTACTTTCAGGTATCCTCCCACATTGACCCAATTACGTTTAGCGTACAAGCCCTGCAATGTCCCCGTGAACGTAAACTTCGGGTCTTCGTGCTCGCGTAGGTGGCGCGCAGCCTCCCTTAGCATGTCCCACGATGCGCCCGACTTCGTGGCGTTGTCGCACACGTAAGCATCGGGCAGCATGCAGCCGAACACGGCATACGTATCGCCAACTTGCGGTTTGAATGTGTCATTGGGCATGGTGATGCCGTCTATCTCTTGGGGGACAAGTTCAAAACGCTTGTCCGCGTGCTTGTATTTTAGTTCAAATTCCTTGCCCGTGCCAGCCAGCATGCCACTTTGGAAGATTATGGTCATATTCTCGCCAGCGATGATGTACTTATTATAGTCTAGGCTGTCGGGGATGGTGTTGTCCACGATGTCGTAGAAGTAAACCTTCATGCCAAGCCCCTCGGCCAGCACCGAAAGCTGCGATCCGATGTTTCCGTAGCCGATGATCCCAAGCGTCCC